CCGCGGCGCCGGGGCCGCGGCGGGCTCGACGTCGGGGGTCGGGGTGGGCGGCTGGTCGGTGCGCGCGCGGGCGCGACCGCTGGAGGTGCTGGACATGACGGGTCTCCTCACGCCCACACGTGGTGGTGCGCCTCGAACTGGATCATCAGGTAGCCGCGGGTGACGTTCGCGGCGGTCTCGGCGGGCTCGTTGTCCCAGCGGATGCCGCTGCTCTCGCCCTCGCCGACCTGGAAGCCGGACACGCCCGCGGCGAGCTGGTTCTCGAACCCGCCCGACCCGAGGGTCCGGTCGGCCCGGATGCGCTCCAGGAGCCTCTGGTGCAGCACGAGGAAGGCGTCCTGGGCGTCCTCGGCGTATCGGGCCTTGGAGTGCAGGAACACGTGCAGCGCGACCGAGATCGAGACCAGCTTCATCCCGTTCGTCGCGCCGGCGACCGCGACACGGCGCTCGACGCCGGCGTCGAGGTGCACGAGCATCGCCGTGCCGTGCTCCTCGGTGTCCATCCCGCCGTGCAGGTCGCGGGAGCTGGCCCGCTTCCCCCGGGCCCGCTTCACGATCCCGAGGCCGGGGACCTGCGGGTCGAGGTAGGCGCGCGCCTCGGGGTCGTAGTCGCCGCCGAAGTAGCGGCAGATCGCGTCGTGGATGACGGGCAGCGACACGGGCGGCTCTCCTCGAGGGTCAGCGACGAGACATGAACGGGGCGAGCGCCGCCTCCGCGCGGCCGCGGAACCCGGGGGTCCTGGCCTTCCCGGAGTCGCCGCGCCGGCGAGCGCTCAGGCCGGGCGCGTCGCCGGGGTAGTCGTCTTCCTCGACCAGCTCGGCGGCGGCCATCCACCGGCAGGCGTTGACCAGCGCGAGCGGAACCGGGCTGTACCCGCCGCTGTAGGTGACCGAGACCCGGGACCCGACCGGGAGCCAGGTCCCGATGCGGAACCACAGCTCCCCGGTGTCGGGGGCGATCCCGCCGCCGAGGAGGTCGTGGGCGGGCACGACCTGGCCGGTGCCTCCGGACCGGAGGATCCGCACGGTGACGTCGCTGTAGCTCCACATCTCGGGGAACAGGGGCGCGTACTGGTCCACCCAGACCCGCCGGACCTGCCCGGCCGTGCCGGCGAGCGCGCGGCTGTAGGACATGCCGAGGGCGACCAGCGGGTCACCGGTGACGTCGCCGAGGTCCGAGGCGTCAGCGCCGTGCGCCTGCTGGGTCTCGGTCACCGCGGTGAACGGGGCGAGCCGGCGACCGGTGAACGCCTCGCACTCGCGCGTCGCCCGCATCATCACCTCGGCGAGCTCGGTCTCGTCCAGGCCGCCGATGAGGGAGCGCAGCGTCGACCGGTCCATGTCGGCGGTGGTGGCGAGCGGGACCGGCTGATCCCGGGGGTGGTCGACGCTCACGGGTCAGGACCCGGTACGGCCCCGCGACGCGCGGGCGGGCCGGGTGGCCTTGGCCGGCGGGGCGGGCTCGGTGACCAGGGCGACCGGGGCGCTCTCGTCGGGCTCGGTGACGGGGGCCTCGTCACCGTCGGGGTCCTCGTCGGCGACGGGGTCCTCGTCGACGACGTCGTCCGCTGCGACGGAGAACCCACCGTCGACGATCGCCAGCAGCGCGATGCCCTGCTCGACGTCGACCTCGACGACGGCACCGTCGCGGTCCCAGCGGTTGCCGAACGAGTCGGCTCCGGCCTTCTCCTTGCGGATCTTCATGCGCATGGCGTCCTCCTGGTAGCGAGCGAGCGAGCGAGCGGGGGCACGGCGGGGCGCCCTACCGGATCGCTCCGGTAGGGCGCCCCGCCGTGGGGTCAGGCCGACACTCAGGCCTGCAGCGACACCGCGTTCCCGGTCATGGCGCCGATGAACTTCGGCCCGCGGAGCGCGAGCGTGCAGTCCGACATGACGCCGTAGGGCTGGCTGTCCGGGGTGGTGACGGTCGCGGCCAGGTCCAGCGGGACCAGCTCGCGCACGTAGGGACGGAGCAGGTTCTCCGGGTCACGCGACACCAGGAAGATCGGCTCCGTGCCCAGCGCGGACGGCTTCTTCGAGGCGTTCGTCCCGGCGTAGGCCACCGGGTCCTGCACCGGCGCGGTCCCGCCGTTGCGCGGCAGCAGCGCCGTGCCGGTGTCGATGATCGACGTCGTCAGGATCGGGGTGATGCCGTCCGAGGCGAGCCGGACGACGGCGTCGACGATCCCGAGCAGGGTCGCCGTGCCGGCGCCACCGGTGGAGCGGTACACCTTGAACAGCAGCGGCGTGCCCTCGTCCACGCCCACCACGTTGGGCAGCGCGAGCGTGACCGTGGACGTCGCGCCCGTGGTGGCCTGGGTGACCTCGGCGGAGGCGACCGACTCCCCGGAGCGGGCGATGATCGCCGACACCTGGTAGCGGTAGGTCGCCGCCGGGAGGGTGCCGCCCGTGGTCGCCGTCGAGGTCGTGACCGCACCGACGTTGTTGCCGCGGTTCGCCAGGAACGAGGACTTCACCAGCGGCACGTCGCGGTAGCTCATCACGTTGACGCCGCCGGCGATCTCGACCCGGTCGAACCGCTGCTTGTCCGAGAGCAGCTGCGCGATCCGCGACTGCGCGGTCGGGGACATGACGAGCATCCAGGAGGCATCCTGGACCGGCTCCGAGACGTTGGTCTCGACCATGTCGAGCAGCATGTCCAGCGACCCGAGCGACAGCGTCGCACCCGCGCGGTCGATCGCGTTCTGGTTGCTGCCGCTGTAGGTCGACAGCAGGTTGTCGAACCCGTCGAACTGCGGGTAGGGGCCGAACTCGGTCGACGCGGCGTTGCCCCAGAGGACCTGGGTCTCCAGGTCCCAGTAGAGGCCGCGGATCGCGCCCTCGATCTCCCGACCGCGCAGCGAACCGACCTGCGCGGCGGTGACCTCCTCGGCGTAGCCGGTGACGTCACCGATGGTCTGCAGGTGCTTCATCTGGAAGAAGCGCTGCACGTAGGTGCTCTGCGACAGGGGCCGAGCGCCGCCGTCGCGGACGTTGCCGCCGGCCGGGACGCGGTCGCGCCGGTTGAAGTAGAAGACGTCGCTGCTGTGCTTGCGCGAGGTGATCGAGCGGACCAGCAGGGAGAACCGGCGCTGGTACTCCAGGATCATCGGGTCGATGATCTTCTGAACGAGCGGTGCGGCGCCGACGGCGTCGAGGGCCTCGCGGGTGTGCGTGGTCATCAGGGGGTCGTCCTTCCGGGACGGTGTGCACGACAAAGGCCCTGCCCGGTGGGGGTGCGGGCAGGGCCTTCGGGTGGTGAGCGGGTGACCATCGCTGCCGTGCGGCACCAGCCCCGACGGGGCTGGCGGTCTCGGAACGAACCGGCCCGCGACGTCGCGCGCGGGCCGGGAACCTCAGGGGCGTGAGGGTCAGGCGGGGAGGTTGCGGTACGCCGACCGGCTGCCCATGATCGCCTGCTCCGTCGCGGGCGCGAGGAACTTCTCGCGCTCCTCGGCGGTGTAGGTGTGGAGGGGCTTGTCCGGCCACCCGGCGGGGAGGCCGTGGGTGCCGGTCGCGGCGGCGGACTCGGTCGCGGCGGGGGCACCGACGGGCTGACCCGGGTAGCCCTTGCGCTTCACGCCGTTGGTCTCCGCGTCGGCCTGCAGCGCGGCGGTGACGAGGCGCTGCACCCGCTGCTCCTCGGTCTCCTCGGCCGCGGTCGTCGCGACCGCGGCGGGGGCGCCGGCGGCGGCCAGGCGCTCGGCCACGATCCGCTCGACGCGCTGCTCCTCGGTCTCCACCGAGGCGGCGGCGGCCTTGGCCGCGGCGATCTTCTCCGCGACCAGGGACTCGATCCGGGCCTCCTCGGCGGCCTTGGCCTGCGCGGCGGCGACGCGCTCGGCGACGATCCGCTCGATGCGCTGCTCGTCGGTCTCCTGCGTGGCGGGGGTCGCCGGGGTGGTGCTGGTGGTGTCGGCCACGGCCGTCTCCTCCTTGGTGGTGGCGGCCGCCGGATCGGCGGCCGCGCCGGTCGACGTGCCGGCCTCGGCGGGCTCGTCGTCGGGGTCCTCGTCGTCGGGGTCGTCGACGAGGAACGGGGGCTTGCCGCCCTCCATCGGCGCGGGCTCGGCCGCGTCGGGGTCGGCGGTGATCAGCGCGAGCGCGTCGGCCGCGGCGATGGAGGCGACGCGGCAGATGCGGTCCAGGTCGTGCGGGTCGATGCAGTACGACGACACCGACACCGACAGGGACCCGATGTTCAGCGACACGTGGAACCCGCCGTGGTGGTCACGCTCGGCGGGCCACATCTCCACCAGGGACTCGGTGAGCGGCCCGGCCGCGCGGAGGTGGCCCTCGGCGGTCACGGTCACCCCGTGCCGCTCCAGCGCCTTGCGGGTGCGGCCCTTGAACCGCTTCACCTGGGCGGCCGTGTACTGCCGGGCCGTCTCGGTGGTGTGGATCGCGGACCACGCGGCGAGCGCGTCGGCGCGGGTGGACAGCGGGTACAGCCGCGCGCCTCCTTCGAGGTAGCCGTTGTCCGCGTAGATCGTCGCGGCATCGGCGGCCTCCGTGGCGGGTGCCCCCTCGGGTGCCCCCTCGGGTGCCCCCTCGGGGGCCGGGGTCGGAGCGGTCTCGGTCGTCTTCTGCACGCGGGCCTCCGCGGACTCGTAGATCGGGACCCGACCGTCGGCGGACTCTCGCGGGGCCTTCCCGGCGGCGGTGCGGGTGATGGCGTTCACCCGCGCGCCGGTGACGCCGGGGGTCTTGGTGAAGTCGAGCCCGTCGAGCTCCAGGTCGTCGTCGACGGCGGTGTCGCACACGACGCCGTCGATCTCGACCTTGCGGACCCCGCCGCGGAAGTAGCCGCGGATGCTCACGCCCTCCAACCAGGCGTGCCCGGACTCGTCGGGGTCGACCAGCTCCAGCAGGTCACGCGCCGGGCCGGTGTTGGGCAGCACGGCGGTGAACCGTGCGGCGCCCTCCTCGTCGAGCCACATCGAGGTGAGCCGCCCGGCGATCAGCGCGCTGTCGTCCTCGGCGCCGTGGTGGGTCAGCATCGTGAGCGGCGGGCCGCCCTCGGCGATGCGCCGCTGCGCTCGGGCGACGGCGCGAGCGACCATCTCCGGGCTGTAGTAGCGCGCGTTCTTGGACACGCCGGGGCGGAGCGCGACCCCGTCGTCGATCGTGGCGATGGGCTGGCCCACGCCGTCCTCCTTCCAGCACCCGGCCGGAACCCGGCCGGGCTGGCGCTGTACGGGCCGTCACGGGTCCGGGACGGCTGGGGGGCTACCGACGGACCCACACCTCGGCCAACGCCAGGGCGGCCCACAGGGCGGCCCGTAGGCCGTCGAGCCGGCCCGGGCGGCGGTAGTGGGTGCAGTCGGTCACCCGGCGGGCGGGGTCGTCGGTGTGCCCGACGTAGGGGGCCCCGCACGCCGCGCACGACGGGAAGGTGCACACCGGCCCGCTACCCGTCATCGGGCTCGACGTCGTCGACGTCGAGCGGGGGAGGGGCGAGGAACAGGGGCATGAGCGCCGGGTACGCCGGCGGCCTCAGCTGACGATCTTCTGGATGAGCGGCCAGGCGTCGGCGGCCGTCATCGGCCCGGCCGGCGTCGGCTCCGCGGGGTCGGGCTCGGCCGGCGGGTCCGGGGCCGGGTCGGGGTCCACCGCTCACACCCCCTTGCCGGGCTTGCCCTTGTCGTTCGGGGTGCGCCCGTACCGCAGCCGGTACCACGCCGCGGCGATCCGCTTCGCCCGCTCGGGCGGGACGTGCCGCTTGATCAGCCGGTAGAGCTGGGTCCAAGTGGTCCACCGCTTCGCCCCCTTCCCGGTCACCCAGTAGTCGCGGAGCTGGTCCCCGGCCTCGCCGAGCACGTCGCCGTCGTCGCCGGCCTCACCGACCTGCGACCACAGCGCGCCGTGGTCGGCCTCCTCGGGCCACTCGATCACCGGGATGAGCGCGCACCGACAGTTCGGGTGCTGCGGCGGGAACGCCGCCCCGGACTCGAACGGCTCCCCGATCTCGACCGGGCCCTGGTCGCTGTTCGCCTCGCATCGCGGGCACACCCGGACCTGGTCGGTGGGGTCGGCGCCGGCGACCAGCCACTCGTGCCGCTCCACCCCGGACGCGAGGTACCGGTCGACCGTGGCCGCGCTGACCGCCCGGGCGGTC